TTTGCTGCCTGCTGATTTCTAAATAAATTTGTTCCAAATTCAGCAGACTTACCCCACTGAGATAACAATAATTGAGATTTGACATCGCCACCACGAGCAGCTTTATACATGTCATATTTTTGGTTCTCAAGATTTGCATATCCTGCAATATTGGCTACTTGTCCAAGTTTTTGATTAACACCAATTTGCTGGATTGCTCCGCCGAGTGCATTGAATCCACCAGCAGCAATAGCAGCATACTGTCCACCAGTAAAACCACCGCCACCACCCATTCCTTGAGCTTGCTTTAATTTTTCTAAATTTTGTGCAGATTCTTCGGCACGATTTCTCAATCGAGCTAAATTTTCATCTGTTCTTTTAGTTGTTGTTGCTAATTCTTCTAAAGCACTTGAAAGGATTTTAGCTTGACGAGATACTTCACTATTAATGTCTCCGCTTTCAACTACACGAGCTTTACCTTTTTCATTGATAGTGAGTTTGTTTTCTCTAAGTTCTTGAGCAATACCTTCTGCAGACTTAATACGGTTTGCTTCTTGCCCCATCTCAACGATGTTGCGAAGCTTAGATGTAGGATCTTGTCCGGATGCTCTTTGAATTTGCTGTGCAGCATTAATTGAAGCAACTTCTCTTAGTTGCTCTTGTGTTCTTCCAATAGCAACACCGACTGTAGCTGATTTACTAGGATCAACCACTCCACCACGACCATACATTCCCTTAACTTCATTAAGGGTTCCACGCTCAGATGCTCGAATACCAGCAAATATTTCTTCCTTGCGGGCTTCCAATTGGTCCCATGATTGTCCGGCCATTCCAAAAGCTCTGTTTTGAACTGCGGCCTCTCTTTGTAGAGTTGCTGCCTGACCATTCATTGCTGCTTGGTTAAATTGTCTAGAGATAAAAGTTGAGGCTTCACTTTCAGCGCGAGCTGAAGCTGCAGTCTCAATAGAGTTCATCTTCTTGCGAAGACCAGAAACACTTTGAATTAAACCAGATCGTTGCTCTTCATACCAAGGAGTTTGAGCGATATTGGGATCTGCTTTAACAGCTTTTGCAAGTTGTCTAAGTCGATTAACATCTTCATCATAGCGTTCTTTTATTGCTTCTCTTTGCGCAGTAGTTCGACCGTGTCTTTGTCCAATGCGTTCTAGTTCCGTCAGTACGCGCGACTGATCGATGTCATCTATGAAACTATTTTGAGGTCCTCTATTGGACTTGTTTTGATCTGCCATATTTACCCGTCAAAATTCTCTTCTATATCTTCGCCAAAACTTTCACCAAAGACCTCTTTAGCCTTCTGGACTTGTTCTTCCATCCAAGCTATATTAGCAGGATCCTTAGTGGGATCTTCGACAGGTTTTGACTCAGCTTTAGCGGCTTCAGCTTTCATAGCTGCTTCCAACTCTCGCTTTTCTTCTTGCTCAGCCCAGTCAACTGCAGCCCGTTCCTTATCCTCTTCTATCTTATCATCTTCTCGCTCAAGTCGCTCAGCTTCCGCTTTAGTGCGCTCAATACGATCATAGAACTCATATAGGAGCTCTTCTAAAGTATACGATAATAATAGTGGATCTTTTAAGGGGCGATTATATGTGCGAGACCACCAGCTCTGAAGAAACAGGAGTAATTGTTCTTCAGAATCGAGGTCTGCTCTAGCGTTATAAGACGCTATCTTTTTTATTGATTCGACGATTGAGAGTTCTGATCCGGAATCGCTTGAGTTTTCTTCTTTAGTTCTTCTCTCCATAGAGACTCCGCTTCCTGAACCTTTCTATAAAGAGTAGTTAAAGCATCTTCATCTTCGATGAGTGCACCACCTTGGCTTTGTTTCCACCATTCAGGGGCTTCAACGATCTTTGCGCGAAGATTAGAGAGGATAACGGCGAAACCAGCAAGACTGTCTGTAGGGTTCAGATAATTTCCAAGAAGACGAGTCTGCTCAAGATCTCTAGCGTGCTTTTGTCCAACATTCAGAATACATAAGACAGTAAAACGACCTTTGTATTCTTTGCCGGTATCAAGACCGACATAATCAAATTCAAATGTTCTTTCTTTGCTTGGTAAATCCATTGCTACTCCTTAAGTACAAGTTAATTATACCTAAAGAAAGCTGAACAATTAAAACTTGAAATTTCTTAGTTTGTCTGCGATTTGGCCGGCTTGTTCTTGTAGTCGGCTCTTAGGTTGCTTATTTTCTTTGCTATCTGTAACGCCTTGAGCAAGTTCAGGCTTACGTTCATCTTGGAAGCCGATAGCTCTCCAACTTAGTTGAACATTGGCCAATGAGTCCACTCTAATGTCTTCTTGTCTAGAAGTAATTAGGGCCTTGCTAGTGTAAAAGAGCAACTGATCAGTCGCTGAATCTCTTACTTCGATTGTTACATATTGCTGAAATAGAAAGTTAAGTGCATCTGGTTGCCACATCTCGGTTCCAGCAGATTGACCTGGAATATGCAGTGCAGAGAGTGTTCCCTCTACAGTTACTCTTTGTGGAGCAAGCTCATGAGGAAAATAGTCATCGATTGTGTTGATATCTACAACTTGGGTATTAATCTTCCAAGAGACTCCAAACGCAAAACCAGATACTTTGCCATTAATTTTAAGGACGGTTCTTGCACCAGAGGCATATCTAGCTGACGGCTTAGTTGAAAAAACACCAGCAACATTGCTTGCAACGTTATTTGCTGTTTGATCTAAAAAACCTGGTCTATTATTAAAGCCTGACATTCATTACCCCTGGAAGTGCTGGCCTTGACCAGAGAAATCTGCTGCAAAGCTATCTTCATCTACATATAATGCAACAAAGTTAAACTTTTGTACAGCAGCACCTTTTTTAGTTAATTGAAAGTCAGCTTGAGTTATCCTTACATTCCGGATATTAGCAACACCGATATCTCCACTTGGTGTTTTCTGATAAACCTGAATATCAAATGATACGCCATTGGAGAACTTGCTAGATCTAGAGCTTCGTTTGCTCTACCATCATTTCCAACACCATTACGTGCCAGAAAACTTCCTAAGCCGCTTCCCCATGCAGAACCCCAGTTTCCGACGCCATTCCCTGCGTCATTGCCTGCTGTTCCATTCGGGCTTTTCCCGCCAACATTTGACTTTACATCTTTTGCATATCTAATAACTGAAAAGCTACCCGAAACCGAGTAGCCCAGTGGTTCTACTGAGGAACCTTCATACATCCCAAGGATCTTGGGAGTTTGAGTGATAACTTGAACAGAATAAGATAAATCGGTACAGAAAGCAAGCGTCTTATCGTTTACTTTTACTTTCGCGTTAGCTCCAGTAATAAAAAATGGACGAATGCCCGACATCTATACCGATTCCTTCTAACCTGTAGATTAGCTCAGGTCTGTATCGCCTGAGTATGAAGCATCGAAAGACTCGTCGTCTGCGATGATTCCAACAAAAGCTAAACGATCTACTAAGATTCCACGCTTATTCAACGCAGCGCTCTTACGTGTAAATCGGCAGTCTTTAATTGTGATGAACTCAACAGATTCAGTTGTTACGCCTGTTGCTCCACCAGCAGTTGCAGCTGCTTGCTCTTTTTGGAAAACCGAAAGATCCCAAGTTTGAGATACTAGCAAGTTTCCAGGATTGATCTCATGAGAAGCGTTTCCGCCAGTAGTGTAATCTACTTTCCCAAGACCGTTACCGCCAGTGTTTGTTCCTGGCATGTTGTTTTGCTTAGCGATGCCCGTATAACGAACAACACTAAGTTCACCAGCCACTGAATAGTTAACTGGTTCGTTGGTTACTGCCTCATATCGACCCATTGTTTCGATAGGGATAGTATCCACTGAAATTTGATACGATACGTCAGAGCAATAAGCAAACGTCTTACCGCCTACTTTAATCTTGGCGTTCGCGCCTGTTACAAATGAGGGCTTCTTTGCAGCCATTTTCGTTCCTTTTGGTCTTGTGGTTGACCAATACCTTCCATTTTTTTAGGTTGCACCGTGCAACCCTATGAGACTAATATACCCTATTTTGAGTTAAGTATATTATGACTTCGGCTTGCCGCTTAAATGAGCTTCTAAATTGAAGTGACCTTCTTTTAAAGCCTTATGTGCTGTTGCTTCATCAGTGTGAACTGGCTCATGCCCTTTTAAATGAATGGCGTGAGTTTTGTTTGGATTTTTAATACGAATACCAGTCTTATCCATTGTCGTCTTCTCTGTAGAAGAAGAACCATCTGGTCTATGATGTGTCAATTCATAGTGATTTTCATGTCCCTCACTTACTGCTTTAGCAGAAGTAATATGAGTTACAGGAACCTTTGATCGATCTGGTTTAGGTGGAGCATTCTTAGCAGCCTTTTTAGCTTCTGATTTAGCTTTTGCATCTAATTCAGTTTTTGCTCTCTCCATGTGGTGAGGTTTTACAGGACCACTTCCTGCTAATTTAGTTGCATACTCTCTAACTTTATAGTTGTATGCGCCTTTTTCCAGAGATGAATCTTCATCAGAAGATTTTTCTAAACTCCATTGACCATTCTTGGCAATCTTGCACTCTTCTTTGATTAAACGCTTAAGATTTTCAGGGCGGATTGTCTTGGGATGATCCTCAGCATTAGCATGTGGAAGTATAGCCCCAGTAGATTTCTTCTTTTTAGGATCTTTAGGTTTGTTGTCTCCACCTTGAGGAGGTGCAGCCGGAGCAATATCTAATCTAGCTTTTTGAAGCTCTTCAATAAGTTGTTCTAATTTCTTTTGAAAATCCATTATTTATACCAC